TATTGTAACAACTCCCACGAGCGGAGCTTCTTTTTCAGTAGATAACACCACGCCTACCGCAGCTATTACATACAATAGTGTCGGTCCTTATAAAAATGGTGAAACTGTTATCATTACAGCCACATTTAATGAAGCTATGATAGATTCTCCTGTTCCGAAGATTGCTATCGCTGGTTCTGGAATCGCAAATGTAAGCGCAACCAACATGTCAAAAACATCCGCAACCGTATACACATATAATTATGTTGTGCCCAGCGGAGACGGCTCAGGAACTATCACTTTATCCACTGGAACAGATATTGCTGGAAATGTTATTGTAACAACTCCCACGAGCGGAGCTTCTTTTTCAGTAGATAACACCACCCCTACCGCAGCTATTACATACAATAGCGTTGGACCTTATAAAAATGCTGAAACTGTTATCATTACAGCCACATTTAATGAAGCTATGATAGATTCTCCTGTTCCACAGATTGCTATCGCTGGTTCTGGAATTGCAAATGTCAGCGCAACCAACATGTCAAAAACATCCACAACCGTATATACATATAATTACATTGTACCCAGTGGAGACGGTTCAGGAACTATCACTTTATCCACTGGAACAGATCTTGCTGGAAATGTTATTGTAATAACTCCCACGAGCGGAGCATCTTTTACAGTAGATAACACAGTTCCTACCATTTCTACTATTCTAACATCTGTAACCGATGGTAGCTATATTAATGCTGGTGACAGTATTCCATTAACAGCTACTATGTCTGAATACATTTTAAGTGGAGGAACCATTACCGCAGCTACCAATATTTTAAATGGAGGAAACCCAAAAACAGTTGTACTGACTGCTAATTCTATCGGAACCACATTAACCGGCACATACGTTATTGTAGAAGGAGATGGAACGAATGGTTCAACTGTAAAAATAACTGGATACACAAGCACTGTAACTGATCTTGCTTCAAACCCATTAGCATCAGGATCTTCAGATATATCTATAGGAAACAATGTATATGTTGATACTACGGCACCCACTATTTCTACGGTTACCACCAGCGTAAGTAATGGTGATTATATGAAAGCAGGTGAAAGTATTCCATTAACTGTTACTATGTCTGAAATAGTGCTTAGTGGAGGAATCATTACCGCAACTACCAATATATTAAATGGAGGAAATCCAAAAACAGTTGTTCTAACTGCTAATTCGACAGGAACCACATTAACAGGTACATACGTTATTGTAGAAGGAGATGGAACGAATGGTTCAGTTGTAAAAATAACTGGATACACAAGCACTGTGACTGATCAAGCTTCAAACCCATTAGCATCGGGATCTTCAGATATATTTATAGGAAACAATGTATATGTTGACACAACAGCACCAATATTAACTCAAGTAACACCTATTACTACACCCTATAATATAAACACTCCAAGTTACGTCTTTAATTCAGATACTATAGGCACAATTACATCTTCATTAGGATTTAGCACTTCAACTACAAGTGTTAACGGGTCAAATACTATTACATTTACTACATTAGTAGACAATATATATAGTGGAGAAACGGTTACTGTAACGGATATTGCTGATAATTCTACAACACTTACACTTCCAAATTTTATAATTGATACAGTCGCACCCACTCCACCTACGCTAACATTACCCGCAAATAAATCTAATGAAAATACTGTAACCGTTGCTCTTGGTGCTGGAGCTACAACATGGCGATATTCTACAGATACAGGTAATACCTGGATAAATGGTTCAGGCAATTCATTTACCTTATCCGATGCAACATATGCTATCAATCGTATTAGAGTAACAAATTCAGACGCAGCAACAAACATTTCAAGTATTGTAACAAATACTACGCAACTTATTATTAATACTGTGCCAGAAGTCTATTCAACCGCGTGTTTTCTTAAAGGAACACCTATTAATACTGATCAAGGTCCTATAGAAATACAAAACATCATTCCATCGCATCATACTATACGCGGAAATCATGTACGTGCTATTATAAAAACATATTTGACAGCAGAAAATATGGTATTATTTAAGAAAAACTGCATGGGTGATAATTATCCTTCTCGTGATACAGTTATCAGTTGGAAACATAAAATATATTATAACGGTGAAATGCGTTCAGCTGATAGTTTCGTATCATTAAATATAGCAGAGATGATTCCATATGAAAAGAATACTCCTGTATATAATGTGATGCTTCATATACATACTGAAATGATTACCAATAATATGATTGTAGAGACACAAAATCCTAATAGTATGATAGGTTGTTTATATGAACATTTCTTATTAAATGACAATATGTCAAAACAACAAATAAAAAATGCGGTAGAATTAACCAATGAATTTTTTGATTATAAGTGGACAAAATATATTAATGAAAATATTAATAATTATGATACCGATGATAGAGCATCAACATTCAAACACGCATTTATTGATTATAAATTAGAAACAGATAGTATATCCAGAGAGAATATAGAAGATATTATGAATGTTCTACTCCCCTTATAAAATAGAACGCACCGCAAATAAAACCGTCGGATTTAATGGTCTAAATAAAAAAAGCCAAAAAAAAAAATTGATGTTAGTTTTTACAGTACTGGATAAGATATCAAACAAACTAACAAGCATGGACATTGCAAGTATATTATGCGGTATAGGGTTTTTACTCTTTATCTGTTACCTGGCAACAAAATTGGATGAACCTATTGATTAGCGCAACTAAATAGGTAACATGAGTGTATACATATGTATAGTATTGTGAATAACACAATAAAAAAGTTGTAATTTGTATACAACTTTTTTATTCCATGTATATGTAAAAAAAAATATTACGATAATTTATACTTACGGATAATGAATTTATTATCAATTATGGCAACATGTATTGATATTTCAATGAAAAATGAAAACAATATATTAAAAATTTTATTAATGGATTATTCTAAAAAAAAGTTTTCAAAGAAACAGATGTTTCTTCTTTATATAAAAATAGCAACCATAAAAACAGATACACCCTTTTATATCTTTATGCATGAATGGATAGTAAATCATACTAATGAAATAATATCTCATTTTTTACGTGACAATTAATTTTCGTTAAATTCTACAGTTTTCACAACACTGACCAAGATAACTATCGTGTAGATCTATAGTCTTATAAACGTATTTCACGTAGATTGCACTCTTTCTTCAACTTCTCGGTGTAATTGTCAAGGTGCATCTCACCTATACCACTCAAGAAGATCTCATCGGAATCAACATCGGCATATATGCACAACGCATGGTCCTCACGTGCGAACTTACCGACTTCCTTGTCAAAGTTGGACATCATATTTGAATCATTTGATTTTGCGGCGAGACTCATGACAGGGAATTTGTATATTGACGCACGCTCAACGTCGAATGCTGTAACCACATCTTCTGATTGTTTTTGCTTGTTTATCATACTTTCACATTGTAACATTGAGTTTATTGTTTCTAATATTTGTTTCATTTCTTCACTATTTCCCGAAATAGTAGAAATTAATTGTGGTATATCTTCATTATTATTACGAGCATCACGCAGACATGTTTCAAGATTGGTTCTAAGATCATCCGTATTCATATTGTATTTGTATGTATTATATTGTAATACATAATAAATCAATTTTTTTGTTATATTGTATTAATATATATGACTAATAATATTAACGATGTATCAGAAAACATTTTGAATAATATAATACAAATCAACAAAGAGACAAACGCGTTTAAAAGCAATTTAGAAAGCGCAGATGTAGATGACCGTTCATTATTTGAATTTGTAACCAGAATCGAAGAATTTATTGGAAAAATGTAAGTGACGATGGTACCAGTAAACAATTAGAAACAATATTAGCCGATTATAATAATAGAAAAGAACAGCATTCTGGTGGAAATAAAGCTAAGAGAAATAGACGTTCTAAAAAGATTAAAGGTAGTAAACGTTCCAAAAAGAGTAGACGTTCCAAAAGAAATAAGAAATAAATATCCTTTTTATCCAATTAATATTATACTATAATTTCATAGTATAATATTACAATTTAATTATTACATATATGTTTACATACTTGGTAAGGGAGCCAGACATAGTTTGATTTCTCCGAGTGAAGCCACATGGTATTTCACTACCAGAGGCAAATCATTCTCCAAATACATTTCAATTTGACTACATAAATTCGTACATTTAATGAAGTATCCCAAATTCTTCAGAGAAAATTCGCCTTGAATGATCTTTGACGCATCCGGTTTCAATTGAAATTCCAATGCTCCATCTGATTCTACACGCCGGATTTCTGCCGTCGCAAAGGAACCAGAGCACTTAAAAATCAATTCATTTGCCAACGATTTAATCTCCAGCTTGTCGGATAGAGGGCTCAAATCGCGAATAATTTTTTGAAAGTCACTTGACGGCAAATTAATAATAGAAGAAAACTCAACATTGGGTACTTGTAATTCTTCGTGGTCAGGTTCAATTAGGCGCAATTTTTGTGTCTTACATTGTTTGATATCACCATTCTCAAACTTTAGTCCCAAATAAGACACTACACCATCTTGGTAATCATCATTCTCAATATAAATCGTAAGCGTGTCATCATTGTCGATAGAATTAATCAACTTGAATAGATGAAACATATTCACGCCAATAATAATCTTATCTTTCTTACATTCGTATTGCTCGAAGTTCTCTGCTTGTAAAAACAGATGCGCTAAAATAGTATGAGACTTGTCCATATTAATAATACGAATTCCATCCTTCTGAAAAGTAATATTTGTTTCCAATAGAATATCCTTGAGTGCGATCATCAAGGTTCTAAACGGAGCAATTTGAACAGTTTTAATCGTTAATACGTTCCCATTCGTCGACGAATCCATAAGTATCTTTATATATTTAACTTGCAGCTCAAATCTTTAAATACTTATGATTCAAGTATTTAAACGCATTAATTACTATTAAATTGATTTAAAATATCTCGTGTGTAATAATATATATTACACCATGAGCAATTCACTATATTCTGAATTATCAGTACGATTAACCAAAGATATTAGTAAAATAGAAAAACAAACACAAGGCATTTACTTTTCGTCTAAAAATACGATTCAACAAGCTATTCATACTATACGTCCATTTCTTCGGGAAAATATGCGCATATTAGAACCGTCTTGCGGAACATGCGAATTCATTACTCATCTTGATAATATGGAAACCGTTACTAAAAACAATACTATTGACTGCGTTGAATTAAATCAACCTATCTATAATGAAATAAAATCACTAAACTTTCAGCGTAATACAGTAAATATTCATCATTCCGATTTCTTAACCTATACTTCATCTGAACCATATGATCTGATTATTGGAAACCCACCTTATTTCGTTATTCCTAAAAAAGACGTCGATGTATCGTATTGGTCCTATTTCACCGGGCGTCCAAACATATTCAATATATTCATTGCCAAATCACTATCCATGCTTGCCGAAAATGGAATCCTATGTTTCGTATTACCTAAATCATTCCTAAATTGTATTTATTATGATAATACCCGTTCCCACATTTATAATAATTATAACATTGTTTCGATCGAACCATGTAATGATGCCAAGTTTATTGATACCACTCAAGAAACTATCATCTTTACTATCCAAAAAAATGCTCCTAAAAATAACAGTCGATTCACTATTGCTAAAAACGGATTCACTATATTCCATGACCCAACCAAGATTGAACAGATACATGAGATGTATAAAGAATCCACTACATTGGACCAAATGGGATTTAAAGTCGGCGTAGGAACTGTTGTATGGAATCAAGTAAAATCTGAACTGACATATGATAAAACCAAAACCATGCTTATTTACAGTTCCAATATTGAAGACAATAAAATTGTAGCGAAGGACTTTAAAAATGATTCAAAAAAACAATATGTTGATCGTGATGGAAAAAACGATATGTGTCTCATCGTTAACCGAGGATATGGTAATGGTGAATACAAATTTCAATATGCAATCGTTAACCAAAAACAGCCCTACCTGCTCGAAAACCACATCATCTGTATTACACTCAAACCTACACATACCAAGCTCTCTAAAGCAAAGTTACTTACACAATATCAAAAAATTACAAAATCATTTGATAATGGAAAAACAAGACAGTTCATTAATATGTACTTCTCTAATAACGCAATTAATACTACAGAACTCCAGCATATTTTACCGATTTACTAAGTAATATTACATCTGTGTTTTAGCTACTCTACGTCTACCATTACCATGACGCTTTCTCGATTTCTTAGCCAGTTTTAATGCTTTACTGTTTTTTCCACATCCACTTTCGAGTATTTTAAAATCGACTGCCGCTGATTTTCCCCCTGTAATAGAACTCGCGAGACGGGCATACGCCCACGAATGACCCGTCTGATTAGGACGAGATCCAGATGAAAAGTAAGCACCTTGACCCTTCTTAATAATTTGGTTCAGAGAAGATAATGAACATCCTGTTTTTTTTACTAAATTTCGTGATGGTTTTAAACTACGAATTTTATACATCTTCTCCGCTTTGGTAATATGTTTGGATTTTTTAGAGGTAAATGATTTCACCTTCTTACGCGTATAATAATTCCCCTTCTTGTATTGCTTTCTTGATCTTTTCAATTCGCGTATTTGCTTTTTTCTATCCTTCCTTGTTAGTCTTTTTGGAACATATCTCTGAGTTATCTTCTTTTTTTGTGTTCGGCGCTTTTTGGATTTCCCACCTATTCTACGCATAGGAATACGGTTTGCTATTATAGCTTTTGTTACAAGCTCGGCTTTCTGTTCTTTAGTGAAATTATTCCATTTAGCCTCACTATATTTTTGTCTAACATGTTTCGTAAAACTTTCTACTAAATCTGGATCTTCTTCCATTGCTTTTGTCATTTGTTCACGGACAGCTGGATCCCGCTTTGCTCTTTCCATAAGTTGATTATCCCTCGCGTTATTGTTGGTCGTTCTACGTGACATATAATATTATGTATATGTTACATTGAGATTATTTACTTTTTGCGAGTTGATTTATTTTTACGTGTGGAACGTCTCTTACGACTTTTCTTAACAGCAGAACCATTCTTAATGGCACCAAAATGTCCCTTCTTGGTGCTGTAACCAGCCTTTGCAAGACGCTTCTCTTTTTTAGCAGTAGCGTGTTTCTTTGATGACACAATGCGACCATGCTTGTTCTGTAACAAGTTAGATTTATGTAATCCACCAGTAGTTTTAAAAGCGGTACCGTGCCACACCATAGCTCGAGACCCAATTAATACTTCAAAGGACTTACCGTTAATGTGATAGTTTCCATCAGAACTTTTAGTAGGACGTTTCATTATAAAATGAATAGAGAAAAAAAATTATTTCTAAATAAGTATATTGATAATGCCAGCGAACGCATAAATCAAAAATTTGATAGAATGCGACCTCCCGTTCCTGGTATTCGTCCAAATTGACGATCTATAGCGATTGTTTGTATCACTGTCTGTGTTCTAACGCGATATAAACTATTAATATAGGCAGCACGATTCGAAAAAGGTGAACTACCAAGCGTGCTAAGAGGTGGCGGAATAGCTCTATTTTCATCAATCAAACATGCTATTTTACATTTCGATTTATTTCTATATTTACCTACATTCAACATATAAATCATTCTATATAATTTGCCATTATTTTATATTAGTCCCTTATTTTTCATCTACTGTTGCTGAATCAGATGGTATGTCTTCTACTTGAAGTACATTATTTATTTCCATCTTGGTTCCAATTTCTTTTTTGATGTATTCTATATTTATGGATTTCTCATTGTCAGTCATACCACCCATTGATTCTTTAATCATATTCATGTACATTTCGGTTCCGGCTTCAGTATCGTTCCAATTTGGATAACACCGTTCCCACTCCTTTATATGTTGAATCTGCCTCTGTGTAATTTGTTCAATACTATGATTGATTTTCTTATGTTTATTGTCTTTTTCCCAAATATTTTGGTCCTTCACAAAAAAATCCAGTGACGTTTTATTATCACTACAATGAAACGGACGATTATTAGGATTCATATCAGCTAAATGTTTTACAAAAATATTCGTAATCCCTTTAATATAACCATTATCACATGTGTATTTCAAATCATCAGATGAAAGCTTTAATGATTTCATAAAATCAGTGAGATTCATTGCATTTTTACATTTTTCATTCAATATTAAGTTAATCGTCATAGTATTATTAATATTGTTAGTCGTAGTATTTCCTATTTTTCCTATCATGTTTTGTTGATTTTCAATTGTCTTCTGTAGTAATTCTTGAAGATTTTTTATTTGCTCATGTTGTGTAGTCACTATATCTACATTCGTTTGTATCGTCTTCTCTGGCTGCAATGGTGCCAGAGTTTCATATTCAATAGTAGGATTTATCGTCGCATTAGAACACAATTTTATATGGCGCGATAGACCACTACTAAATTTATAACCCTTTCCACATGTTACACATGTGTATTTATTATCATCTATTGTACTGCTTTGTCCATGTAGTATTGTAGTTCCTGAATTATTCTGCGACTTATTCGCAATTTTTATGTGTTTTTTAGTATTCAAATGTTTTGTCCAATCATATTTATTAAATGTTCTGTATTCACAAATTTTACAAAAAAATGAATTTTCGCCAGGATTTTTTTTTATCATAATATAATATATTTATATTTTTAATTCTTAAACCATTTACGATGTTGCGACAATTGTCGCAAAAATGTTATCATTTTAGGATAATGTAGTGTTTTGTCGCATAGTGAATAAAATATAATGCTTAGGTAGAATGAGGGGGAAAAAAATATTTAATTCCTTGCGACTTTTGCGTTATCATTCCGTTACCATTGAAAAATTTATAATGACACAAAAAAAAAGGGGGCGAAAAAAAAATTTACAGTGCCTTTTTTTTAGTCCTACATAAGATTCCTACATCTTTTTTTAGGCATTTTTGGAAACCCTTTTCTAACAGTAGCAATTTCATTTTTTTATTTTTTTTTTTTTTTGCAAAGAGTCATTCGACCCTTTTTTTCGAAGAAAAATATGAAAAATCCCAAAATACTTTTTGAAAAAATAAAAAAAATAAAAAGTTAATGTAGTTTAATAATACCTACATAATGTTTTATTTTGATAATTTAATTATATGTGTATACTACAAGATGACGAAGAGCAAATTTACTTATCTTAGAAAAGGTGAAGGTAAATTGGCGTCTCACGATCATGGGATAACCAATTTCTCTCTACAACGTAAACAGAAAATTATTCAGGAACAAGAAGAACGAGAAGCAAATCCAATAGTTACATCCGTATTCAATCCTATGATTGTTGTTCCTGATAAAAAAATATAACTGTAACATTCGTTTTTATTTAATTATTGTATTATGTAGTAGAATAATACAATAAAAATTTCAAAACTATCCTATGTGATATGGTAATGCGAAAATAAATCGATATAAAATATCATTAAAATAAAAATTGAACCTACTTAAAAATATCATAGTATGAAACATAATAAGTAGTATGTCGATTAAATCGAATCTCGCAGCAAAATACCAAAAGAAAACGGACAAGGAACATATCTTGGATAATCCAGATACCTACATCGGTTCTGTTGAAAATATAGATACAGAAGGATATGTATTTGATGATACAGCCAACTGTATGATTCAAAGACCTTTCCATTATATTCCAGGATTATATAAATTATTTGATGAGGCAATCGTGAATTGTCGCGATCATGCTATTCGCATGAAACAGGCAATGGCTAATTGTAAGTCAAACACTATTCCTCTGTCTCTTATCGACGTTTCTATTTCAGACGATGGCACCATGTCATTTATGAATGATGGCACTGGCATTGACATCGAAAAACATCCTACGTATAATATTTGGATTCCAGAAATGATTTTCGCACACCTGCGCACTGGTACAAACTATGATAAACAAGAAAAAAAAATCGTTGGTGGAAAGAATGGATTCGGTGCCAAGCTCATATTTATCTGGTCGACTGAAGGCGAACTGGAGACCGTCGACCATGTTCGCGGATTGAAATTTACACAAAAATACAGAAATAATTTGGACATCATTGAAGATCCTGTCATCAAAAAATATCGCGGAAAACCTTATACTAAGATTACTTTCAAGCCCGATTATGCGCGTTTAGGAAAGACTGGACTAAGTGTCGATGAATTGGCACTATTCAAGAGGCGCGTCTATGATATCGCAGCAATGACCGAAAAAACTGTCAAGGTACGCTATAATAATGAAATCGTCCCTGTTCGCGATTTCCAACAATACGCTGACCTATACATCGGTAGCAAAGACGACGCAAAGCGTGCTCATGAAAAGGATGAAGATCGTTGGGAATACATCGTTGCCCTATCTCCAAGTGATGAGTTTGTACAAGTATCCTTTGTAAACGGTATTTACACATCGAAAGGAGGCAAACATGTGGAATATATTCTTAATCAGATTATCAGAAAGCTGGTAGCGTATATTCTGAAAAAGAAAAAGATCGAGGTTAAAACCACCACCATCAAGGAGCAACTCATGCTATTCATTCGTTGTGATATTGAGAACCCCGCATTCGACAGTCAAACCAAAGATTACATGAACACACCCAGCAATAAATTCGGTTCAGCATGTACCGTAAGCGACAAATTCGTTGAAAAGATTGCCAAGATGGGTATCATGGATGCGGCATGTGCTCTTACAGAAGTAAAGCAAAACAAAACCGCCAAGAAGAGCGATGGAGCCAAAGTCAAGTCTATTCGCGGAATTCCCAAGTTGGTTGATGCGAATCTGGCTGGAACTATTGATTCTCACAAATGTACTATTATCTTCTGTGAGGGTGACTCAGCCAAAGCCGGTATTATTTCAGGTCTTTCAACAGAGGATAGAAATATTATTGGCGTATATCCCATGAAAGGTAAACTATTCAACGTTCGCGGTGAAACCATTGCGCGTATTAGCGAAAACAAAGAGGTCATTGAAATCAAACGGATTCTCGGTCTTGAAACGGACAAAGTATACGACTCCGAAGCAGATATCAAAGCATCTTTGCGATACGGTAAAATCCTGTTCATGACGGATCAGGATTTGGATGGCTCTCATATCAAGGGACTCGGTATCAACTTGTTCCAATCACAATGGGCATCTATCACCAAACTGAATTTCATCGGATTCATGAATACTCCTATCTTGAAGGCAAAGAAGGGAGCGCAAGAATTGGTATTTTACAATGATGGTGAATATGAAGCCTGGAAGCAACTCAACAATGAAGGTAAGGGTTGGAAGGTGAAGTATTACAAGGGATTGGGAACCAGTACCAGTAAGGAATTCAAGGAATATTTCCAACACAAGAAAATAGTGAATTTCAAATTCACGGATAAGAGCGATGACGCGATCGACATGGTGTTCAATAAGAAGCGCGCTGATGACCGTAAACTATGGTTGGGTGACTACGACCGGTCGTTATATTTGGATACCAGTCACCAAGAAATCAGTTTCGAAGACTTCATTTACAAGGAAATGATCCACTTTTCAAAGTATGATTGTGAACGTTCTATTCCCAATCTGATGGACGGATTGAAGATTAGTCTGCGTAAAATCTTGTATAGTGGATTCAAGAAGAAAATGACCAGTGAAATCAAAGTCGCACAGTTTAGTGGTTATGTATCAGAACATAGTGGGTATCATCATGGAGAAGCCAGTTTGAATGGCGCAATTGTCGGTATGGCACAAGATTACGTCGGTTCTAATAACATCAACTTGTTAATGCCAAACGGTCAGTTCGGAACACGTCTTTCTGGTGGAAAGGATAGTGCGAGTGAAAGATATATCTTTACTGAACTAAACCAGCTCACTCGAATTATTTATCCCGACATTGACGATAAAGTATTGAAATACTTGGACGACGATGGTCAGATGGTAGAACCAATTTATTATGCACCCATTATTCCTATGGTATTAGTGAATGGATCGAAAGGTATCGGAACCGGTTTCAGTACAGATGTTATGTGTTATAATCCAGTCGATATTATCGGATATTTGTTGAACAAACTTCATAACAAAGATACCAGTTCTACTCCTCTCATGCCTTATTACGAAGGATTCAAAGGGACTATCTCTTCAATGGACGCAGGCAAATATTTGATTCGAGGTGTGTATGAGAAGGTCGGAAACGATTCCATTCGCATTACTGAGCTTCCGATTGGAACATGGACCGACGACTACAAGAAGTTCCTTGAGGACTTGATTGATAGTAAGAAGACTGCTTCTAAAAAGAAGTCGTCGACTGCTGGCATGGTACGCGATTATACCGATATGAGTACGGACAAGGTGGTAGATATTACGATTCAACTGGCAAAAGGTTCGATTGAAATTCTGGAATCGGAAACACATGAATATGGACTGAATGGTATTGAGAAGAGTTTCAAGCTCTATACTACAAATACGACTTCGAATATGCACATGTTTGATGCCGCTGAGAAGTTGAAATTGTATAAGAATGTATATGAAATCATGGATGATTACTTTGATACTCGAATGGCAGTCTATGTGAAGCGTAAGCAGTATATTATCGATTCACTGAATGCCGAATTAGTTGTTTTGAGCAATCGTGCTCGATATATTCAGGAAAATCTGGATGAAACAATTGACCTTCGTCGTAAGAAGAAGGATGAAATCATAACTTTATTGAAATCCAAAAATTATGATATGGTAGATGAGGACGAAGATTATAAATACTTGGTCAAAATGCCAATGGACAGTGTTTCAGAGGAAAATGTAGCGAAGATCATGAAGTCACATAAAGATAAAATGACAGAATTGGAATTGTGTATAACTACAACGGAATCTCAAATGTGGATCACTGAACTTGAAACACTGAGCCAGAAATATAATGATTATAAATCCGCGCGTGAAAAAAACATGTGCGAAAAGGTCACCAGCAGTAAGCTTAAGTCTAAGCCTAAAAAACTCAAACTAAAAATGTAAATTATTCAGTATATTGATTACTACAGTTGTATATATTTTTTTCACTTTTTCCAACTCGTTTTCTGGTTCCTTCTGAATATTATCTCGAACTTTGTTTATTTCATCAAAATAATTATTAATGAAATTGACGTTATCGGGCATATCGATGTCATCCAATTCTTTTATTAAATCGAACTGTTTTCTTTCTTTTGGCTTAGGCGCAAATGTGGTATCTTCTTTTGCACCACCAGTTGACATTGGGGTATTTGACTTACTCCTGGCATTCAATGTTTCTATCCACTCCTCTGTTGTCATTATATCATGACCATACATGTAAAAAATACTTGGTAATAGCAGTCTACAATCCCATCCTTGTTGGATATAATTTTCAACATTTTGTGCGTTACCTGGTATGTCATAAAAATCTGTTGTAAAAGCGCTGTCTGATGTACCTGCAGGAGGAGTGCAATGATGACGCATTGTGCGTTCCCCTACATATGTCCATCCACTATAAGCATCCCTATCACTGTTCCATCGTTTATCAGTATCGGGGGCTGATAATGTTCTTGGTGTTAATCTCAAACAATATTGTTGGTATTTCATTTCAAACTCGTCGTCTCTTATATTGTACGAACTGAGCGTATTCAATAACTCAGTTGGATTTGTTCCTGATAAGTCTTTTAAACGGCAAATTGTATTTGTATATAAATGAAACTCAGCGCGTTGTGCACGTATATATTCTACCCATTCTAATGATTTCACATATGCATCAAAATCAGTTTTGTTTATACCAGCCTTCTCTACCTCTTCTTTTCGCTCTGTTTGTTGTTTCTTTAATATTTCGAGTGTATCTAATAGAGAATCGAGTTGAAGATCCTTTGGGCTTTTTATTAGCATAACATTTGGCAACCACCACCTATTATACTGATCCTGAGTTAGTTTATCTTTCATTTTAGTCCATTCATCTTTATTATACTCATTTAACATTAACTGTTGAATTGTGTCATCAAAATTCAAGTCTCCAGTTAATTGCGCTAATGCAGATATCTCAGCCATGAGTTGATCTATCTCACTTCTTCTCGTCACTTCTTCTCTACCGAGTCTTTCCATTTCTTCTCCATTGCTACCTGCTTTTGCTATAATTGCTGCTGCTTCGCCTTCAGCTGTAAGAATTCCTGCCTTCCATAAGTTATCAATTTTTCGACTCCATTCATTATTTTCCAAAACACTATCTACAGCCTTTCTTCTTGCCTCAGCGATTTTCTTCCTTTCTTCTTGATCTTTGTTCCACTGATCCATATTATACTGGATTGGGGGTCCAGTTTTCTTGCCAAAATAATTATTTATACGTCGGGTAAATGCATTTCTTAATGTAGTTGAGTCAGTAATTTCTTCATCCATTGTCCATTTACCATTTTCATACATTGATTTAAATTTGCCATCTCCACCAGTATATATTAATATATCATATAACTCAGGATTGTTACTTACTAAATCATTCATAAAATTTTGCCACAGAGCATCCTTCTTATCTTCTAAGGACATATCATCATCCTCCTCTACTGGTATATCTCTATAATTTTCAAAAAACGTTTCTTCACCAAAATCAAATTGTCTATGTGTATATCGCCATAACTTTTCATTCATTAAAAAAGTGCTTGGTATATCAGCTGAAATTGGCGTATTAGTATTATTTTTACTATTATTTCCTAATAGTCTATTTGCGCTTTGCCATATATCCTCCCCTGTTTGATTATTAAGATCTTCGCCTATTTGAATATACGGTTTATTTTTTGAAATATTAGTATCACCAATAACTCCCCAATTTTCTTTATGAAATAACAATTTAATAATGTCATTATCGCCAGTAATTTCTTTGCCGTTGTAGTTGAATTTGGTAGCGTCTGTATCTGTAGATGTAGTTAGTCTTGTAAATACCGTTTGTCTATAATATTCATAGTGTTTTGCACTCAATTCAATTGGAATACCATTTGTAGATTTTAAAGGATCATTAGGACCCGGTACCATCTCTTTTAATAGATCATCTAATCTTTTTACCACATGAGCCGAATTATTAATATCAAAAGTTACTCGTCTCCTACCTATAGTAATTTGTGATCCAAACAATTCATCGTATTTGTTTAAGTACGCATCTTCTTGTTCTTTTTGTTGTTCTTGATCTTTATCTTGATCTTTTGGAACATTTTCCCATTTTTGAACATGTTCATTCAAAGTTAGCAACGTTCTGTTATCCAACGTAAATGTTTTTCCACCATAAGCAAATGTATTACTATCAGCTGTAAATTTATTGCCTTCTTTTAACCATTCGGTAAATTTTTTTTCTTTCTCATTATTTTCTGTACTTAATTCTTGCGCCTCTTCTACAAATAAGTGTATTATATCATCAAATGATATGTGAGTACTTCCCTGAGATGTAGTAGCATCAGTGCCAGTAGCATCAGTGTCAGTAGCATCAGTGTCAGTAGCATCAGTGCCAGTAGCATCCGATGAACTGATTCCTAATCTGTTTTTAATTATTTTAATATAATTATCAAATATGTTTTTTTCTTCATCGGTGTATCCTTTCTCTTTAATGGCAATGTCTATTTGATTCGTTACATCATCAGTACAATAAGATACTGATTGATTATCGCGTAACCATTTTTTATGGGACTCAATATGTAATTGAGTAGCTCTATCTGTAAATAATAATTGTGCTCTTTTATGAGGATCAACATTAGGATATAATAGCGCCATTAATTTTTGATTTTCGCTTCCTATTAACATTTTCTCGATCAAAGGGTCTTTTCCGTCCATTTCGCCAACTGACTGCGTATATTCGAATAAAAGATGGTTCAATATATTCTGTGTAGATTGTCCATTTATTGCACCATCTACTATTATGTTAAATGCGTTTTTATGAAACTTAAAAATATGAGTAATCATATTAGCTGCTTCTTGAGGATTTCCAGAAACCATGCGACGTATTATCTCGGCTCTATAATCTATCGTATCATCTTTAATTCTATTATCTACTGATTTATCTTCAGCTGCTCTTCTTGACTTTTCCTGGTCTTTATAAAATTTTTGCCATGCGGCAAATCTGGTTTGTGCGCTTTCATCTTTACCAACCATTTCCGAAAGTCCAATAATAACGTCTGTTAATGGTGCGGTTCCTAATGAAGTGACTGTTCGCACATTTTTAAGTGTAGCTAAAAGTTCGTCTGCGCTTTTTATAACCTCATCCAACCCATCTTTCGCTAAGGTTGTTATTTTTGTAGCTGAATCTAAAAATGTAGATGTTGATGCGTTTAATTCAGTTATCAAATTGGCTAAGTCAGAACCCTCGTATGAATCCTCGAGTAATATTTTTAAATCATTGTTAATTCCCTCTAATTCTGTACCAACCTTAGAAATTTGTGTAAGAGCGTCTCCCAAGTTTTTAACTGGTTCTTGCATGTCATTAGCCTTTTGTTTCGTCTGTCCCACCAACTGTTCTACTGATGCTGCACCAACATCCGCTACAGCTATTGCTGCCCCTACAGGCCCGCCAACTATTATTGTTAGTGTCGTTTTACTTAAACCATCCGATAATAATTTTTGTGCCCCCTTCTTAACTCCATATTTAATACCTTGTTCGAGACCAATTTTACCAAGTTCTTCGGCACCAGTCGTAATACCAGCATTTTTTACTGAATATAATATATTTTGTAAATCATCAGTAGTAGCATCTGCTGAAAGCACGCCTTCAATTACCGGAGCTAATATAGAATATACTGGCCTGTTTTCAGACTTAGATAAATTTCTATAATAATTTCTGAAATCTTTTTTAGCTGTTTCTCGTTGTGCTATATCTTCTATGGTGTCAAATTTCGTGTCCATTTGCTCCATCAACTTTTCTTCCAATAGTTCATCTAACTGCAATATTAGTTGCAGTTCTTCAGCATTCAATGTAGATAAATCTAATTTATTAGGATTTCCTATAAGTATCCCTTGTAATTTATCTAATAATGTTTTATTTTCCTCTCCAAGAAATTTCGACAAATCGCCACCTTGAATTAATTCGGGCAATAAAGTATCATAACCCTTTAATCTGTTTATCAGAGTGTGTTTATCATGTTCGCTGGCAAGAGCCATCAAAAACGCGTCATTCTGTAAATTTGTAGACGAAACCGTTCCTCGCACGACTGTACTATTTGGGTCATCCATTTCGTC